AGTATGTGAACAAGATAGCAGAAGTGCGCGAATGGCTACAGGAGATCGAATTTAATATGTACCAGGCGTTGAACCGCTCCAATTTCTATTCTGAAATGTGGATGTATATCTACGACGGCATGACGGCTGGCACGGCGACGATATTCGGCGAAGAAGACCTGATCGAAGACCGGATCAGCTTTGAGACCCTCCACCCCGGGGAGATATACATTCAGGAGAACAGATACGGGGAGGTGGATCTTCTCCATCGCAAATATAAGAGGTCAGTAAGGCAGTTTGTTCAAATGTTCGGCCTCGATAATCTCACGGCTCAACTCAAGCAGGTCTATGAATCCAGCCCGTTCACAGAATATGAGATTATTCACGCCGTATTCCCGCGCGAGGAGTACGACAACAGGATAATGGATGCAAAGAACAAGAAATATGCCTCCGTGTGGATGCTGACGGCGGGGAATCACATTTGCAGGATCTCCGGCTTTGACAAATTCCCCTTTGCGGTGTGGCGGTATATGAGATCAGGGAAGGAACCCTACGGTATCAGTCCCGCTATGCTCGCAATCGCCGACATCAAGGGATTGAACATCATGGATAAGTGTGATTTGGGGGCGCGTCAGATGGCGCTCGACCCTCCTTTGAATGTGCCGTCGTACATGGAAGGCAAGGTGGAATGGAAACCCCGCGGGATAAACTATTACAAGGAAGGCGCACACGGGAAGGACATTATCTATCCTGCCAACATAGGGGCGAACTTCCCCGCTACGGACACAATAGTTGAACGTAAGCAAAGGGCGCTCAAAGAACGGTTTCACGTTGATACCTTCCTTATGCTCTCGTCCCTTGAGGGCAGGGGTGACCGGACGGCTTACGAGGTAAGCGAGATGATGGCTGAAAAGGCCGCCGTGCTCGGCGCGGAGCTGGGGCCTCTCAATACGGAACTTGATGATCTCAATGAGATTGTCTATGACATCGAATCCGCCGCAGGAAGGATGCCCGATCCTCCTGATATTTTATTTCAGCTTGCGGCTAACGATCCCTCGTTGAGATTTGACCCCGTATATATGGGACCACTTGCACAGTCTCAGAGAGAGAAGTTTTCAAAGGCAGGTATACGTAAATTCTTTACCGAGATCGCGCCTATCGTGCAGGTAAAACCTGAAACGCTTGACAAGATCAACGGAGATGCAGCGGTGGATATTCTGGGAGAGATCAACAACGTACCGCAGGAACTTCTTAACCCCGATGATGAGGTAAAAAAGATAAGAAAGGGACGACTACAGGCGCAGCAACAGCAGACAGCCCTTGAGAACGCTCAGGGCATGGCAGAGGGGCTAAAGGCGGCAAGTGAGGCAGACCAGAACATGAACGGAAAACTTTCAGGGCTTATGGGTGCAGGATGAACAGGCTTGATCTTTTCCCATCGGCAGACATGATAAGGGAATATCGCAAACTCTATTCAAAGCCCGGAGCCGATGAGGTCTTGCTTCACGTGCTCTTTGATTATGGCGTATTCATGGAGTCGGACACGCAGGAAGATGTAACCCTGAGAAATCAGGGCATACGCCTGCTAAGGATACTCGGCGGCGGTGAAGTGAACAAGGAAACGATCAGGGGCTTGCTCAAACAGCTTATGAGGCAGCCGCTAAAGGAAAAGGAAAATAAGTATGCGTAGCAGAGGAAAGAGATAATTAAACGGGCTCCCTGAAAGTCTGATCAACTTCAGGGACGAAAAGAAAGATATAGGGACGGCAAGTAGGTGCCTACTCACTTACTCCGTCCCTTTTTCTTTGCCCGTATCAAACAAAACAGGAGGTTTCACATGCCAGATAACAACGATGCCGGAGGAAACAATGGCGGAGGAGAAGGAAGCAGACCCGTATGGATGGATTCATTGCCTGATGCCCACAAGAATAATGCCTCGTTTATGCCATTCAAGGAACCGGCGGCGGCGTGGGATAAATTCGACCAGTTACTTAAGGCTGAAGGGTCAATGATAACGATTCCTGGCGAGAAAGCAACCGACGAAGAACGGAAAGCCTTTCTAAAAAAGCTGGATGTACCCGAAGTGCCGGACAAGTACGAACTCGATGACCCGAAGCTCGAAAAGCACTACACGAAAGAAGCAGACAAGATGCTCAGGGAAGTCTTGCACAGCGCTACGGTATCCAAAAAAGGAGCCAAGGTCATTCATCAGGCGTTCGTCGACATGCTCAAGGGCGGCATTGCGGCCCAGCAGAAAGCAGAAGCAGACAGGGCGGCAGCAGAGCAGACAGCCCTTGACGAAGCGGTGAACACGCTCAAGGACACATGGAAAGGCGATACGTTCAAGGCAAACACGGAACTCTCCCACAGAGGATTTAAAAGAGTCCTCGGATGGGCGGGGATAAGCGAGGAAGACGGTAAGAAATTCCTCGAAGAGACAAAGATAGGGAACCTGCAAATTGGCAATCATCCTTTGATGCTCAAGCTGTTTCACGCAATCGCAACGAAGACCTCCGATGACAGTATGGGTGGTGGACGTGGCGGTGCGGGCGGTGAAGGGTCTGACGAGGAAAAAGCCAAGGCGCGTTTCCCTAACACCAAATTTAAACAAACTTAGGAGGACGCATCAATGGCTACTTTAACCAGCACATACAGCCTCGTAGAACAGGCAAAGCGGATTGACCCTTCCGGCAACCAGGCGCAGATCGTGGAAGTCCTTAACCGCAAGATGGGCGAGATACTCACGGAAGCCCCGTGGCTCCCCTCAAACGATATATGGACGAACAAGACCACGAGGCGCGGCTCGCTGCCTACAGGGAGCAGGAGAAAGCTGAATCAGCGTATCAGTCAGTCTGTTTCGAGAACGACCGAGATCATGGACGTGATCGAGATGATAGAAGACTACTGCGACGTTGACGTGGCTCTCGTTGACAGTATGCCTTCCCCGGCGCTTTTCAGATCGGGAGAGGTTGACGCCTTCATTGAAGGGCTCGGTCAGACAGTAGTAGGCGACATTCTGTATGCAAACGCCTACGCAGACCCGGACAGTATGCACGGCATAGCCGCAAGGCTCGCCACTGTCGATGCAAGGTTTGCCATAGACGCAGGAGGCACAGGCTCAGACCTTACCAGCATCTATGTCGTGACATGGGGACAGACGACAGCACATCTCATCTATCCCAAGAACATGGCTTCAAACCTCGGAGTGCAGCATGAGGACAAGGGGCAGGTAACGTCAGAAACATCGGACGGCCTCATAGAGATATACAGAGACCACTTTGTTATTCGCTGTGGCCTCGTCGTGAGGCATCCAAGGGCAATCGGCAGGGTGGCAAACATCGAGCAGCTTTCGGTGGGCGCGAACACCTTTGACGAGGATGATCTTATCGCCCTGCTCAACAACATGGAAACAGGCCCCGGAACGAGGATCTACCTCAACGAGACACTTCTCACACAGGCACAAATCAGGTGCAAAGACAAGAACAATGTGTACTGGACACCTGGGAGCGGTAAGGAACTGAGCGGAGAACCGCCTATGTATTTCAGCGGCGTACCTGTCCGGTCGCTTTCAAGAGAAATCCTTCTGAATACAGAAGACGCCATAGCGTAGGAGGTGATGAAATGATAATGGACAGCCAGCTTTTAATCTGTGAAAGCAAGAGCATTGCAGCCGCAGCCGGGGCGCACGTACATGGCACGAACATTGTACGCATCCCGCAGGTTGTGGATCACAAAGGGGTGGCAATGAAAGACCGCCCCAACGTGAGCGCAAGGCTCTATTTCAACGTCGTTGTTGAGGACGAGGACATGGTAGCCGCAGTTGACGGCGCCGTGGTGACGTTCTATCTCTACAACGGCGCAACGGGCACAAACCCGTTGATCGACAACGCAGGGGTACCCATCCTCAGCAAGGCGGTCACTGCGAACACGACATCGGCTCAGCCGGACGGGACATTGATATGCTCAATGCCGTTACCCGTCGAGCAGCTTGAGGAGTATTTCGACATCTATGTGACGGTAGCAACGCAGAACCTGGATACCGGCAAGATCACAGCATGGATAGGCGGACCCGTACAGCAGGGGACGTAAGCCATGAATAACGGAGAGGGAGGGTTAAAAGCCCTCCCCTCATTTAAAAAGGAGGTTTTATTGTATGGACGCAAAATTTACGGTTGTTGAAACATTCCCGTTTAAAGGAGTTGCAAGGCGGGCAGGGGTAACCCTTGAAGTGCCCGACAGTATTGTAAAGGCAGAGATCGCCAAAGGTACGCATCCCGAAAGCAAGAAGCCAATGTCGGGGCTGCTAAATCATTGCATACCCGCCGATGATAACGCCCTGAAACTTGTCGAGGGTGTGGAAGGTGTCAAACTCGATGTCCCCGCCGAAGAGGAGCAGGACAAAGAAGAAGAGATCGAAGCACTCAGGACAGAGTTTGACAAGATCGGCAAGGCATATCATCCGGCATGGAGGGCAGCGCGGCTCCGCAAGGAACTTCTGAAAGCACAGAAGGAACAGCCCGAAAAGCCGCTTGTAGGGGAAAAGCAGAAGACCGAAAAGGTGAAGTAAGATGGCCTCGGAAGTCCAAATCTGCAACATGGCCCTGCTGAAATACGGCGATCATTCGATCACGTCCATTGCAGCGCCTACGACTACAGAAGAACGCGCCTGTTCGGTGCTCTATCCGCTTAAGCGCGATGAACTTTTGTATGCGCATCCGTGGAACTTTGCCATAACAAGGGCGGACATAACCGGCTCCATAACGACCGCCCCTCCATTCCCCGATGACTGGTACGCCTATACCCTCCCTGCAAACTGTTTGAGGGTATGGGAACTCTACAATTCAGACGAGGAATGGATACAGGAAAGCGGCCAGCTTCTTACCCCGCAGGAGGAGGAAGTCTATATCCGGTATCTGTGGAGGGTAACGGAGACGGGAAGGTTCAACCCCGCCTTTTGCAACTGCCTTGCTACGTTACTGGGCGCCGAACTCGCGGCGAAGTTCATGGGCGATGCAGGCCGCACGATGCGACGCGAACTCCTTGCAGAACTGAATAACGTGCTCCTCCCTGCTGCCTATTCATTGAACGCTATGGAAGGTAACAGGCCGCGCCACAAGAACATGCAGGAGCTTGATAAAGGGAATTTCTCATGGCAAACCGAGGGGCGCTAAGTGGCAAATGTTGACTTAATACAACACAGCTTCAACGGCGGTGAATGGTCTCCTCTCATGGAGGGCAGAACCGACCTTGAGAAATACCCCAATTCTTTATACCGGCTTGAAAACTTTCTTATCGATCCCCGTGGAGCGGCGATATTCCGTCCCGGGTGGAAATTCATCAAAGGGACGAAGCATAACGATAAAGAATCACGCCTCATCCCCTTTGAATATTCCGTTGACTACGCCTATATGCTTGAAGTGGGAGATTATTATATCCGCTTCTATCGCAACCAGGCGCAGATACAGCTTGCTTATGTCGCATGGGGTACCGGTACGGCGTACCCTCTCGGCTATCTTGCCACAGAAGCGGGGAGCTATTACCGCTGTCTTGTGTCTCATACGTCGGGTGTGTTCGCTGCCGATCTTGCCGCAGGATACTGGGAGGCAACCGGAGGGGCGACAGACCTCGCCTATGAGATACCTACGTCCTTTCTTGCCGCCGATGTGATAAGCGTAAAGTATTGTCAGTCCGCAGATGTGCTCTATCTGTGGCATAAAGACTATGCTCCTGGCAAATTATCACGGGCAGGGCATACGTCATGGTCACTGACGACAATAGCTTTCAGGCCGCCCCCCATTGCAGAAGAAGGGATAAAGCCGGCAGCGACGTTGACCCCAGGGGCGACAACCGGCCTCGGTGTGAACTTTACGGCAGGCGCGGGAGTGTTTCAATCCGGCGACGTCGGCAGGGTAATATCGTCAGGCGCGGGCAGGGCATCTATTACCGCCTTTACTTCGGCAAACGTCGTTGTCTGTGACATACTGGACGATTTCGCATCCGTAGCGGCCATTGCTTCAGGATCATGGAAAATAGAGGGCAGCCCCGTAGGGACATTAACGCCGTCGGTTAAAAGTCCTGTCGGTGCGATCTGTACGCTCACGGGGACAGGGGGAAGCGAGGCGATCACAAACCTCCTGAATAATCCCGATGATTACTGGACGGCCTCTGGCTCAGGGACAGATGAATACTACCTGAATAACGCCGCTCTTGTATATTCGGCGATTAAACCGGACAAGGTATATATCGACGCAGCGGATGCCCTTGAGGGTGTTCTCGGCTCCCTCGGTGTTACTCAATGGGGGTGGGGGGACAATGACGCGCTTGGTTATAACACGATCTATGTAAGGCTTGCCGATACGTCTGACCCCGATACTCATGCCCTTGCAGATCCTTCCTATGTGAAGCGCGGCGACCTGTCGGCGACGACAGACCTTTTCAGGGCTTCCGATGTGGGGAAATACATCCGCATCCATAGCGGCCTTATCAAACTCACTGAATATACCTCCACGGTTGCGATGAACGGAGAAATATTAAAGGAGCTCACGGCGATTACCGCCACGACCTCATGGACGCTTGAAAGCGAGGTATGGAACGCCACAAACGGTTATCCGTCATGTGGGACATTCTACGAGGATCGACTTATCGCGGCGGGATCGCCTGAATACCCTGAGACCGTATGGGGGTCAGTGGTGGGCGACTATGAGAACCATACTCCCGGCGTTGACGATTCGGACGCTATCAGCTTTGTTATCTCCGGGCGCGAAGTATCGGTTATCAAGTGGCTTGAACCTGATGAATATTTGATCGTCGGCTCGGCGGGGAAAATATCGCGTATAGGTCCCGATGATTCAGGTGAGGCGCTTACTCCATTGAACGTCCTTGCGAAGCGTCAATCGATCGATGGCGCTGCTGACATCATGCCCGTTGCAACGAGAAACGCCATCCTCTACGTATGCAGGACGGGTTTTGATGATACAAAAGGTCTGAAGGTTGCAGAGCTTGCATGGTCATGGGAGAGCGAAAAATATGTAACTCCCGACATGACCCTCATGGCCGAGCACGTCACGGAGACCGGCCTTGTTGGAATCGCCTATCAGAAGGAACCATCGTCTATTCTATGGGGGCACAGATATGATGGCCTCCCCATCGGATTAACCTATCTCAGGGAACAGCAGATCATGGGATGGCACAGGCATCCTACAGACGGAGAAGTGGAGAGCATGGCAACGATCCCCGGAGATGGCTATAACGAAGTCTGGGCGATCATCAAGAGGACGGTAGGCGGCAACACTGTGCGCTATGTGGAAATGATGGCAAAACAGTTTAACGACAATGCGGCCACTTATACCGCCAACAAGGGCTTGAACGCCTTTTTTGTCGATTGCGGCATAACCTATACCGGAGCGGCGACGACTACGATTACCGGACTCGGTCACCTTGAAGGGGAAAGCGTCGTCGGGCTTGCCAATGGCTCGTATGTATCGCCCCGAACTGTTACGGGCGGTCAGATCACCTTGCCCGTAGCGGCTACCGTTGCGCACATAGGCAAGGCATACACGGGCATCATTCAGACGATGAGGCCGGAGGTGCAGACGCAGAAGGGGACAATACAGGGGAAGGTGAAAAAGGTTAATGGAGGACATATCAGGGTTTACCAGTCCGCAACTTTTAAGGTGGGCGTGGACGAGAGCAACCTTGATGAATATTTCGACAAAGAAAGAGTACTGATAATGGGCGCTCCCTATCCTCTCTATACCGGAGATATTCAATTTACCTATGATGAAAGATGGGCGAAGGATGGAAGGGTGATGATCGTGCAGGATAAGCCGATGCCTCTGACGGTTATTGCCATGATGCAAGAAGTATCGTTGACATAAAGGAGGCCTGAACTATGTGCGAACCCTTAACAGGAATGATGATATTGACCGGG